AGAGTGCCTGCAGCGGTGAACCAGTCCAGCACAGACAGGTCACCCGTCAGGATGGAATCTTCAGGGTGTTCGATGTGAGTGTTCTTCATACCACTGGAACGCTTTAGAGGTGAGCTATTTTAATTCAATAAAGTTTTGATCTTTAGATGGGCAATCTTGCAGCGTACCGTGCTATCCTATCATTTGCAATTTCAACATATTTTTCCTCTCTCTCAATCAACAGATAGTTACGATCAGTTTCGATACATGCGACGGCAGTGCTACCACTCCCACCGAAACAATCCAAAACTAAATCACCAGGATCGGTGCAGTGAACTATGATATTCTTGAGCAATTCAATTGGTTTAGGTGTCAAATGCCCCATCTTTTTAGAGTCAAAATCATACTGCCATACAGAATGACTGTTCTTTTGATTATAGAACTTTGGCACAAGATCGTTCATTGTGAATCCCAAATGCTTGGTAATTGGGACGATTGTATCCTCTGTGGGATAATTTTTACCAGTTTCGATGTTACTGTACCAACCAGTCAATCCGCCCGTTTTACTTAAGATTTCTCTGCTAATATCGGATGATTTAACACCCAACTCCATTCGCCGTTCTCTTAACTTAAGATGAAGATCTTTGCGAGTATAGAATAACATATACTCTGCCATTTTCTGAAAATTGTTTAACCCTTCAACTTGCACAAAACCATTCAAGAATCCCTCTTGTTTGCATCTAGGAAATAATTTGTTCCAAACAATAAAATTTTTGTACTCGAAATCCGTGCTAAATTGAATACGTCGATCCAATTCTGCCATCATTCTGAAGTCATTATGAAAGAACCAGAATGAACCTGAGTCTTTCATAACGCGACTCAATGCAACAAATACTTCCTGCATCCAGTCATAATAGGAATCACCATCATAGGGTTTTGGTTGATAGCCTTTTTTGGTAATTCCAAAGTCGTCCCATTCATCTTTGCCGATATTGTAAGGAGGGTCAATGAGAATCAGATCAACTGACTTGTCATCCAGTTTCCCTAACTCATCGAGACAATCTCCGTGCTTTACGACGTTCGACTGCTGCTTCTTGATCTGCATAAGTTTGCTGAATAGATTTATCGGATTGCATCAAGTTACCATTGCGGGTGATAGGTACAACATTACCCCCACGGGTCATATACTTATCTGAGCGAATTGGTTGAACATGACCAAACTGAATCTGATTAGGATTCTTGTCATCAGTCTCGTACCACTCTGGTTCAATAGTACATCCTAGCACAGGGCAGCAAAGTTGTCCACTCTCATCAACAATGTCAATATCTTGTGCTCGAAACTCATCAACAATATCCTGAGCACGTTCAAGCAACTTAAACTCCACATCTTCGGGTAGTTTATGTTCAATTCCTTTTTGTAGCAGTAAGATAGCAGCAAAGTCAAAATGTGCAGTGGCAATGGTAAAATTAGTGCCACCAAACTCAACAGGGATTGCTGCTTTCATCTTAATACCTTTTGCTTTCCAAGTATGTTTTGCGTTCAAAGATGTATACTGATTCTTATTGACTTGGATAGAAAAAATACGACGTGCTCGGTTCTTGAATAGAATGTCATCATCTCCAGGGGTAGTATCACAGTCCTTAATTTTTTTTGCAAACTTAGCAGTAAAGAACTTACTATAGGAACAACAGCATTTGCCACTGTGTCCTTTAGGGAGAACACAAACAGGAGAAGAATAGGTCTTATAGAAGTTACGATAAAACGCAACATCTCCCTCAGTCATGTATTTTTTGGCACGGTCAAGTGCAGTCTCAAAGGTTTTAAAGCCAACACCACCTTTAATTGGTTTGAGACACATCAATTCAGAATAAACACTCTCTTCTTGAAACTTTTCTGCTTCAGCAACAGCAGATTTGAGGTCTTCAGTAACGAACATGGTTTTAGTGGTGATACTGTAGGAACGCTTTAGAGGTGAGCTATTTTAATCTAGTGGAAGTTGTGCTACTGATTTACCCTTACGATGGTCATTGATATACTTTCGTGCAGAAGATTCAGTTCTATACAGTTTCTCAAGTTGTTGCCCATTATGTATCACCAACAGATACTTGCCGTAAGGTACAGCAGCGTATTCACCATTTCCAATCACAAATCCTTCCATACTTTTGCTCCTAATAGTGTTAGTTTCTCAACGAATTGTGAATATCCTCTCTCCAGATATTCTACACCAGATATAACTGTTTTGCCACTTGCATACAATCCAGCAAGTGCAAGTGCAGCAGTTGCTCTTAAATCTGTGCCGCTTACTTTTGCTCCCATCAAATAAGAATGACCCTCTATGATTGCCAAATTATTATAGGAACGAATGTTTGCTCCCATCTTCACCAACTCGCAGGTGTGCTTCAGTCTATTTTCATAAATTGTTTCATTCACAACACTCACACCAGAAACTGTGGTAAGAAGTGATAGAAATGGTGCTTGTAAATCTGTAGGAAATCCAGGATAAGATGCGGTGCGAATATCAACAGCTTTAAGATAATGTTTGTTCTGTGTGTGTATTGAGATAGTATCATCCTGCACACGGATGCTATAACCCATCTCCTGTAGTTTGATTAGAATATGATTGAGATGTTGAGGAATCACAGAGCAAACTGTAATTGGAGAGCGTGTGATTGCACCAGCAAGCAGATAAGTCCCTGCCTCAATTCTATCAGGTACGATTGTGTATTCTGTACCGTGTAGTTGTTGCACACCGGTAATGTGAATCGTGGGTGTTCCTGCACCATAAACCTTTGCACCCATTTGGTTCAGCAAGTCTGCCAAATCTACAATCTCTGGATCCATCGCACAGTTCTCCAGAACCGTTTCACCAAAGCACAGACAAGATGCCATTATCAGTGTTTCTGTAGCACCAACACTTGGGACAGAAAAACATACACGAGCACCAATCAAATGGTGTTTGGTGGTAGAAGCAATCACAACACCGTGCTGTATATCAACATCAGCACCTAGCAACTTAATACCACGAATATGTTCATCAACGGGTCTCATACCAATCGAACATCCACCTGGCAGTGGCATCTCCACATATCCAAATCGTGCGAGTAATGAACCTAAACAAAAGAAACTTGCTCGTAGTTTAGATACTAACTCCTGGGATGGTGATGTATCATTAAGACCTGATGCATTGATAATGAGTGTGTTATTCTGGCGAATCACAACCACACCCAAGGATGTCAGCAACTCACTCAAACTATCAATATCAGTGAGTTCTGGAACATTATGCAGCACAATATCATCATTGGTTAAAAGTGCTGCTGCCATCAACACCAGAATGGAGTTCTTTGCACCCTCAATCTTAACCTCACCTGATAATGGTGTGCCACCTTGGATGTAAAGTTGCGTCATACTAAAAACTTCTTTTCATATTCCAACAAATCAGATGGTGCTGGAATAATGTTGTCCTCACACTCTACAGCAGTCTTCCATTGTGCGCCAGTTTTACGATACAATTTGATACCAAGATGTTGATATTTAAGATTAGTGGGAATATAAACCACGTAGTTTCCACCATCATTCTTAGTAAGATTACTCAGTTGTTTATTTTCTTTCTTGGTAACTGTAATTGTTGAACAGGACAACCAAAATAGGTTCTCAAATATATCATAGTCTGATAGATATTTGTCAGAGTTGTCCATAATCATCCGACCAATAAATTGTGGAGACATGCAGTGATCTCGTGTTCGTTCCCCTGAATTGATGAGTGCTTGTTCACTAATCCATCCGAGATGGTTAATCCCATCCCCACAGCTTTGAACTCCCATGTAATACATTCTTGTAATAGGTCGGAAGAAATCAGGGTCTGTCCAGTGTTTTACATTTGCTCGCAGTGAATTAAATGCAGTGAGACAATAAGCTCTCCAGTTTTTTGTTGCTTTCATCGCTGAATCACACTGATAGCAGGTTCGCCACGCTCAAAGATAGTGTCAACAACTGCTTGCACAGAGCGAGCAGTATTGATGCCGACCCTATCATACACAGGCACACAAACCAGACCAAACTTCTTGGATTCATCACCCAAACGAATCACCCGCCCGATAGTCTGAGAGATGCCGATGTAGTCCATGTTCCGCATAAACAGGACTGCTTCCAACCCAGACACATTGATGCCCTCAGATAGGATGCTATGGTGAATCACAACAAATCGCTTGCTGCTATCCTTGCCCCAAGCATTAAGAGTATCAAAGAACTTCTCACGATCCACCTTCTTGCCGTCAATCACAGCACCAGTCTTTGCGGTGATATACATCCAAGAGTATCCACGCTGCTCTAACTGAACACAGAAATCAGATTGAGACACAAGACCCACAATCTGTTTGGTAGCACGAGCACAAATCAAAATCTTTTTGAGATCCTGGTCATCAATCGTCTCTATCAGATTGTCAGCATCACGCTCAAAGATTACCTGACGATCCTGAACCATGGGCAGTTGCTTTACCACAACTTTAGGTGGCAGGATATAACCCTGCTTCACCAGTTCAGGTGCAGGAACCTGACAGATTACTTGACCATAGACTTCAGGCAGGTTCATGCCTGGTTTAGAAATAGTGGCAGAATGTTTCGGTGTCGCAGTAAAGAAGTAGCAACGATTCGCATTAGCAGCAAAGTGCTCAGTCGCAGGGAAAAAGTGTCGCTGAACGCTGTTGTGTGCTTCGTCAAAGTAAATCGTATCTACATCAATCTCAGCATCAACAAGACGCTGCAAAGAGTTGTAGGTGGTGAAAATAAGTTGATGAAGATTAGCAGCGGCACACATAGCAGCATGAACCACAATATCAGCAGATTTGGTTGTGCTAACATGATGAGTTTCGCCACTATGAACATGCAAAACTTCTGCGTTGGTAATGTGCTCCAGAAACTCTGCAGAGAGTTGCTCCGCAAGCAAAATGCGAGGAGCAACAACTACAACAGTTTGAGCGGTTTGTGACTGAAACTGACGCAGAGTATCTACAATCATCTTCAGTGTTTTGCCACCACCAGTAGGGACAATCACCTGACCTTTGGTGTGCTTTTGCATAGCAGCAACAGCACGATGTTGATGAGGACGAAGAGTAATCACTTGTTCAGGAGGTTGTTAAGGTCCATTATAGCATGGGTCATCGCAGAACGCGAATACCCTGCCGCATAAGGATAAGTTTTGATTGGATCATCACCTTGAGTGTTATCAACTTCGTGACAGACCTGCACTGCGTTCTCTAGGTCACGAATTACTCTTTTTAGCGTGTCAAGTCTTACAGTCACAGTTTCCATGATGTTGTAGGCGATTTTAGAGGGGTCTG